CCCAAAAGTAATAATAAAAGCGAGACTTAATTTGGTTGCGTCTCTTTTCAGTTCTTGTAGACACAGGTCTACCTCCTAATAATGTTCTTAGATGATTCTATGATTGGAATGAGATCATCCTTTACCTTATCTATTATATCATCAATTACGTTTACATCCAAATCCATAAAAGGAGGAATGATACCAAGGATTCTCAACAGCCCATCGATAAACAATGCTAATGTAGTAAAACCGAGAATCATACTAATGATAGTAGCTTCTCGGTTATGTTTTGCCATTGAAGCTTCATCGATTTCTCTTGCTTCTGCAATGGTTGCTGCTATCAATGCATCAACTTCTGCCTTCGTATAATAGCGTTTTGGATCTGAATTCATAATGATATTTAGTTTATCCTGTTACAGAAGTATTGCTCCTATGATGATACCCTTACCAAAAGCTAAGCATAGCATCTGGTAATCTGTCAAGTTAAACTTAGTTTGTAGTTTTTTTGCAAGGTCTCTATCCCAAGCAAAGACCTTATCAAAGATCTTTTGTGTCCTGTCTGGTAATCCCATTACTCAGTTCCTATAGGACCGTTGGTTTTATTGTTATTTGGGTTACGAGCACAATTCATCTCGTGTCTCACTAACCACTTATGAGGATTTGGTTTACTGCTAGGAACAATGAGTCCACAGTATTTACACTTTAGTTGTTCCATCGTTCCACTCCTTAAATGATGATTGCAGTTGTCCTTTGTTTTCGGTGTCTGGATATTTATATCCATTCCGACGCATCCATTTTTGATGAAGTGCCTGAAGGATCCAAGACTGAGACAGACTCTTAGGTCCGTTCTCTAATAGTTCAAGATAACGTTTATCGGTGGTGAAAGATTTCTCTTCCTCCCTCCAATTGGAATCATCCCAATCGTATTCAGTTGTCATAATGTAGTTTTTTGTCCTTTACTTTTTTAGGAAGTTTACCAGAACGCACGTTAGTAGAAGATGTTTCACCATATCCACCAGGATGCTTTCCAGCTTTAGTTTTACCGATAGACTCGGATTTCTTACCACTCTTATCAGTATAGTGTAATTTTGCAGGTTTCGCTTTGTCTTTCGTAATCACAGACTCTTGTCCGTGTTTTCTACCAAGTCGTCTGGAAATCTTTCCGAAACGACGTTTCGACATTTTATCAGGTTTTGATGTGTGATAGGAAACCTCTGTGCCAGTTTTACCATCGTCATACTTGTACTGTCCCACACCCTTCTTATATCCGATACCCTTCTTCTTAAGATCTTTCTCTAGTCCTTTACGCTTCTCACGATTCTTTCCTTCGTCAGAACCTCTGTCAGCACTGATGTGACCAGTAACTTTCTTCTTAGACTTATCAATAGCACGTGCTAAACCACCTTCAGTAATGAACTGACCAAAGGATTGAATCTTAAATGATTGTGTTTGTAACATCATATCAGTCTCTTGCTTACCTGCTACAGCCTTTCTTTGAAGTCTAAGCTTACGAAAGTTAAGCATTAGTTGCTTCTTATCAATAAACTGTTTTTGTTTTTTAAGTCTATCGTCGTTCATTTAACCACCTACGACTTGTACTTGCTCAACAACAACGTTGTTTCCGCCAGCAACAATTTTAACAGTTCGTTGAATTAATGGTACCAGATTTGCTGTTGCATCGGCAGCAGACAACGCATAAGCACCGCTAGCTCCAGAAGCATCAACATCTGTAGTAATTGTAGTGTTAGTGAAGGCAGTGACTTTCTTACCTCCTGAAGCAGCAGACTCAAAGTCTGAACCGAATCCATCTGTATCTCCACCATCTATGGTTTGTATAAAATCTCCAACTGCGAACGAATGACGTTGACCTGCTCCAGATCCACCTACAGTAAACACTGCACCGTTTGCGTTAGTTCCAGCAGTTACACTAACGTTCTTTGACTTTCCACAAGAAAGTAGAATCGCTTCACCAGCAGCAAGAGTTATGGCAGGACCTCCATCAAAAGAGATGGTAGATGCAGAAGCCGCATATGCACGTACTACACCAGTTTTTACCACAATGTATGCAGTTGCTGAACCGTTCACTGTTTGTGTATCTAATACATTTAAGACTGACATTGTGACTTGATTCCTTTTACTAATCTATTTATCCTTTTGGGACTTAAGAAATTTTGCAAGTTCAGCAGTAGAACCAACAAACATAGTGTTGTTTGTAACGTTTTTAGCAGAAGGACCTACAGGTCCCGCTTCTACTTCTTGCAATTTCTTTTGCAGATCCATTAACTTATCAGTTGTGTCTGCAACGTTTTTAATCATATTACCTGCAACTTCATATGCTCTAGGACTATCTGACTGTTGTGCTAGGTCTAAAATACCATCAACTGCTTCTTGTCCTTTTTCAATAAGAGAATACAAATTGCCACGAGTATACTCGTAATCCTTTGCAACTTGTTCTTGTTGCATAGAGATGTCTTGAGTTTCAGTAGGTGTTATAGAAGTTTCTACATCAAGTGCAGTTTCTATACCATCATACTTACTCGTCGGTTCCTGTGACTGGATTGCGGGCTTTTCCATCTTGCCATTCCGATTTAATTTCATTGAATCCGAAGTTATCATCAGCCTCAGCAGTCTCTGGGTCTGGAGTGACTGTGTATCTAACTTCTCTAGATGCAGTAGTATCAACCTTAAGATGTGTGTCAACAATTGACTTCTTAATAATCTTGCTGCTGACATCAGGTACAGGACCGTATAAGTATGTCTTAGCAGAAAATGTTAATGTGTAAATTAAGGTTCTACGTGTAGTATAATCACCTTCATAATCATCATCATAAGATACCCCATTCAAAACAATTGGGAAATCTTTTTTCTCACCAATAGAATCAACCAAATTAATTGTTACTGTGAACATAGGTTGGAAGATCGGTAAGATCTGTTCAAGAATCTGTAAACCATCATCTTGATTTTTAGCAAGAATTGCTAATTCAAAATCAACATTATATGGTACAGGCATAAATGCCTTTCTTGTTTTGTCAGTAGAATCTACGTGACGTATGATCTGAGTAGGTGCTACTTTCCTTGTGGTGTCATAAGAGAAACCAGATATTTCAAATGAAATACGAGGTAAAGTAATTTGAGTTGTTCTATCACTTGCATCAGCAGTTTGATTCAAACGTGCTAGAAATTTATCCTTCGGACCGTATGCCAAAGGTACCTTCATAACTTCAGTTGCTGCACCAGTTGCCTGACGTTTTACTTCAATGTTATTGAAGATAGTACCAAATGCGATAACAGTCTTACGAAATATTTCGTTGTACGAATATGTTCCTAACATTAACTCTTGCCTCCGAATTCACCAAATGGATTGCCTTGACTAAAGTCAAGTATTGCATCACCACCTGTCTCAAAGAATTGATTTTGATCAAACTCTGAGTTAGTATTATTTAGGGTATTATAACTTGAGGTTGTCCACGCTGCTCCAGATGTCTGTCCAGTAACGGTTTCTGGAATTGTAAAGATACCAGACCTGTTGTATATCTGTAGTTGTCTTGTAGTAGAATCAAACGATTTAACCTCAGCAGTTACATTAGATGTACCACCTGCAATTGTTTCACCAGCAGTAAAGGTACCACTTCCACCCTCTGCAAAATTTAGAGTGATAGTAGTAGAGAAATTTCTTTCAACTACATCAATAGCATCCACACCTGTATCGAAGTTCTCGTTGCTGAACTCGAAGAGTTCACATTTCAAACCCCAAGTATGAATCTTACCTAATTGGAAGAAAGGAGTTTCATATTCTACATATTGAATTTGGAATAACTTAGATGCTAAAGGGAAGTAAATTAAGTCACCTTCATTAGGTCTACCTTCAACCACTAGAGTTGTATTGTCATCCACTAACTCTGTGAACCTATCCCTTGATATAACAAATGTAACTTGATCAGATATCCTTACACCAAACTTACTGTATAAATCTCCATCTCCTTCAAATCCTTGTACGTTTTCTAAGTACGCTTCTATAATATATGCGTCATCAAATTTAGACATCGAGTCTTCACCAAATGCAGGATCTTCATCCACTATGACTCTAGGAATGTAATACACATCCTGACCGAACATTTTTATCTGTTCTTTAACTAGAGATCCAACGAGGTTCTGTTCCCCCGAAGTTCCCATTGTGAAATAAGAATTAGTAGCCATTAGCCGATCATATCCATAGGTGGAGTTTCGTATGTGTTACGAAGTTGTTCATCTAGTTGTTCTAATTCAGTCACAGCATCAGAATAAATCTTCTCACCATTAAGAGTAACTCCACCTGGTAATTGAACGTTCTGAAACTTAGTCATATTTTGACCCCATTGCTTCTTCAGCATTGCGGTTGCATAATCTTTAACCCACATAATATTATATATTTTTGTCCAGTTAGCTGGATCAATAGCACTGACACATTCCATAACAACAAACTCACCTTCTCTAACATCAGTTAGAACATCCATATCAATAAACAACTTACCATTAGAAGCATTGAACCTAGTTGGTTTCATTCCTTCTAGTAAGAAGTTAATAGTTTGAAGGTGTGTCTGAATCATATAGTAATGATGAAACTGTGTTGATGTAAAATCAAACAGGTCATTCAAACGTAACTGATATCTAATATCAAACATATTTGCAGTACCCTTATCTTGGAAAGTAAAGATACCATTCACTGCCCGAATATGATCAGGCATTATCAAATAGTTTGACTGTGTTTTAAATACAGTTCCTGTATTACCTGCCTGTAAAGTATCAGTACCAGTTGTAGATTCATCTGCTTGGAACCTAGCTAAATCTTCAGCAGTAAACTGATGCTTCATATACATCTTCTCAGAACCACCGTAGTGATATTCTTGAAACTTTTCAATAGTATAATCTAATGCATCATCTACCTGATCATCAGAAACATTTATTTCCAATACAGGTTTACCGAGTCTACGAAGAGCAAACTCCTTTAATGTTGCTTTTGAATTAGGTTGTGCCATTACTTTTGATATTGTAGTTGTTGTACAACTGTTTCTTTACCCATAGGAGCGATATCACTTAATCCATTGGCATCAAACCAAGGAGCACTCTCCCAGTCAAATCCCTCACCAAATGTATTATCAGGTGCCATAACATACCAATGACATTTAGCATCAGGTATATCAACAGCACACACTGCCCAATCATCTGCCCACTGAGGTACTTGTACATACATCACTGGTAAGTGATTAGCAAATACAGGTGCCACATTTATAGTGAATGATGCTAGGCAACAAAGCACAAATAATAAAGGGACAAATTTAAGTGGAAATGGTTTCATAATTAACTCCTTACCATTGCTAGTAATGCTGCTTTAAGTTCTGCAACTGTTGTAATAGCAGCGTTATTACCAATCGTATCTAACTGAGTATAGATGTCATCTATGTCAGTGTCATTAGCATCTGCCTTTGTACCTTGTGCAGCAGTAGCGTATGCAGTAGATGCAGTCGCAGCAGCAGTTCCCAATGTAGGTTTGTTGCTTAGATCATCATAGTCTCCACTGGTTGCTACAGTTGCTAAGTCACCTGGTTGTGTAGCAGATGCAGCGAGTGTTCCCTGTGCAGCAGTTGCATATGCAGTTGCAGCAGTGGTAGCAGCAGTGCCAAGACCAAGAGTTGTTCTTGCAGCAGCAGCGTCAGCATCATCAATTAGGGTTCCACCGAAGGTGCTGACAGCAGATGCGTCAAGTTTTCCAGTGATACCAGCGACAACACGAGCATCAGCACGAGCGTTTGTATAGTATAGATTTGTTCCTTCTGTTAGATCACTTGTAGATGCAGCAGCGATTCTTGCGTCTGCTCTTGCATCTGTATAGTAAAGGTTAGATCCTTCACTGAGGTCTCCAGTATCCGCAGCAGCAATTCTAGCGTCTGCTCTAGCATTTGTGAAGTAAAGATTGCTTGATCCTTCTGATAGATTGTCAGTATCAGCAGCAGCAATTCTTGCATCTGCTCTAGCATCTGTGTAGTAGAGGTTAGCTCCCTCTGTCAAATCTGCTGTACTCTTACCTCCAAGACTTGCTGTGAAACGTGCTTCTGTATAGAAGATATTAGTAGATCCTTCAGTTACGTTGTCAGTGTTAATGTCTGACTGAGTAACACTAAGAGTACCAGAACTGTGAGTGATACCTGTGCCATATGTGAAGTGAGTCCTTGTCCTAGCAGCAGTGGTAAAGAGATTTGTTGATCCCTCAGTTACATTGTCAGTGTTAATGTCTGACTGTGTGACTGTAAGAGTATATGTGTTAGCAGCATCATCGTAAACCTTAGTGATACCTGTGCCAGCAGTGAACAGATTATTAACTCTGTCATCAACTCTCTCATCTGTATAGTATAGATTAGACCCTTCAGTGATACTTCCTGTGTCAAATTCTGTAAAGTCTATTGCTAGATCAGCAGAGGTTAACTTAACACCAACTCCATATGTGAAGTGAGTTCTAGTTCTTGCAGCAGTTGTGAATAGATTTGTTGATCCTTCAGTTACATTGTCAGTATCGATCTGAGATTCAGTTACTGTTAGTTCGCCACCAGCAGATAATGCAATACCATTACCATAAGTGAAGTGAGATCTTGTTCTTGTATTTGTTGTGAATAGATTTGTAGAACCTTCTGTTACTGTATCAGTATTAATATCACCTTGAGTCACAGATAGTTCACCACTACCAGACAACTCAATACCTGTTCCGTAAGTAAAGTGTGTCCTTGATCGAGCAGCAGTGGTGAACAAGTTGCTTGATCCTTCAGTTACATTGTCAGTATCGATATCTACCTGAGTTACTGATAGTGTGTAAGTATTAGCAGCGTCATCATATACCTTAGTAATACCAGTTCCAGCAGTAAATAGATTGTTTACTCTGTCATCTACACGTTCGTCAG